TTCCGATACAAAAAAACTTTTTCTTACCATAATCCAAGGAGCATCCCAATCACATCCATGACCACAACAATGTTTATCTTTTCTATAATCTTTATCCCAAGGACTACATTTACAATATCCCCAATTACGTTCAACATAACCAAATGTAATTTCATATTCGAAATCTGGTTTTAGATTTCCCCATCCATCACTACCATTATAAATAATTACATTCACTTTATAGATATAATAATCACTATCATGAATCACAATGTCATAATCGTCACAATTTCTTAAATCTGAACAAAATTCATCATAACATCCGTAGTTTTTCGTTAAATCTTCCCATAAACCAGATACTAAAAATGGAATATTAAATTTTTCATCATATGATTCTTTACATTCATTTTCGTATTTTAATGCATCAACTAATTGTTCTATAAATTCTTGAATAACAGTGTTGTCACTATACTTCATATGTATTTATTCTCCCTTCAATATCCTCTCATCTCGAATAGTTCTTCTTCATATGAGATACACTTATATCTTTTACAATTATCTACTGTACATTGAAATTCTCCACACCAAGGACTCCCATCTCCCATATGATCGTATGGGCAATGATAATCTTTTTTGCAATATTCACAGTTTGTATATTTCTCACATGCCATTTATTTATTCTCCATCCCATAATACAAATCTGTATTTCTGTTTAATTTCAGGATATTTCTTATGGTCTACTTCACTCATAAACATCTTATAAGGTCTTACATAGATTTCAAACTGTCCATACAATGCTTGATACACAACCATATATTCGTCTTTCTCTGTATGCTTTGCAATACATAAGATTTTATAAAGATATTCATTTGGTGAATTTACTGTATTTGTTATTTCTCTTTTAAAATGCTGAACAATATCACCTTGATTAAAACTATTTCGATAACTCATATCAAGCCTACCGTATTGCTCAAGAAGTTCTTTCATATAATTTTTCTTCGCCACTAATAATTTCTCCTTTATGATAATTTATTTGCAAGAACATTTAACGCTTTAATAACTTCAATATTTCATTGAATATATTGAAGGGTTAGAACATTTTCACCATTCATCGCCATCCTTTACAAATTCAAATTCTCCATTTGTGTATGAATTTAACTTCCACCCTTTTACAGTTTCCCATTCCTTAATATAATTTGGATGTCCATGTTTCTTTAACATCTTTTTATTTATTCTCTTTTTCTTGTGCCATCTACATGGAATAGGTTTTAAAACTTTTATATCGTATTTTTCAGGAATCTTAGACTCATCAATACCAAAAGTTTTATATATCTTTTTATAATCAGTAGGTTCAGACAAAGACAAATTAATACAAAATGAACCACCATATTTATCTAATCGTGATTTATATTTTGTATTGTATTCATATTTCAAATCACCATCTTGAATATTATTAATTTGCATAATCGATTTATCATCATTCATTAAATACATTTCTTTAATCTCTTCAATTTTTTTATTATCTTCTCCCATTTTTATTCTCCATGAAATTCAGAATTTATTTATTCTTACGATATTCTTTATCTAACCAATGAATACAATTCTCAATCGCAGCATCTTTATCGCTAAATGCATATCTACTAGGACTACACCAAACTTCTAATTCATTAATCATAGTTCTATGAACTAAATATGGTGCGATTTCTTCAAGTGACATTACTCTAAGTCTATCTATATTTCTCATAATTTACCTCACATATTAGTTTCTATACCATTTTTGTGTTTCATCCAGTTTCTCCATTACCAAAATTTTCACTTCCATATTTGCCATATTTATTCCCCTTTCTTCTTTATTTGAATGTGTAAGTAGGGAATCGAACCCTACCATTCTATATTTCTCCATATAGAGTCACACCATGTCTACACTATTTATTTCTCTGTTGCATCAACTACAGTATTTCCTGCACCTTGTACAGTAACCCAACCATTCTTATAATGTGCTTCTGCTTCTTTCATTCTGATTAACTTATCAGTAATAGAAGCACTTAATTCTTTATTCGCTTTTGCCTGAGATTCTGATGCAATTCTTGTTTTCTCAGCATCAGCTTTTGCTTTTGTAATCTCAATATTTGCATCTGCCTCTGCCTGTAATTTTTCTGTTTGTTTTTGTACTTTTATTTTCTCCTGTTCAGCTTGTGCCTGCTGTTTTTCCTGTAATGCAGTAACACGATTGTCAATTGCTTTTTTCAGCTTTTTATCTGGGTGAACATCAATAATAGATGCATCGAGAACTTCAATACCATATTTCTTAGAAAAGTCTTTATTTAAATAGTCTGTAATAGCTTCGTTAAGTTTAGTACGATTACCAGAATAAATATCCATCATAGAATAATCAGTTGTAATTTCAGAAATTTTAGATTTTAAAACTGTCTTTACACGATTTTCAACAATATCTTCACCATCCATACCTTTGAATTTTTTATATGTATCAATTACTTGATCTTCAATATATCGGTATGTCATCTGAAAACTAATTGCAATACTCGCATCATCAGATGTAGCAACTTTAAATGAATCGTCTCCTTCAGAGCCTTCTCTTTTATCTTTTGATAATACAAGAATTTCATTGCTTGTTGAAAACTCTTTCATATATTCCATTGGTGGAATAAAATGTGCGCCTGGTTTTAATAACTCGTCTTTTACCCCTCTAGCATAGGTATACGTTATGCCCACTTTGCCAGTACCAATAATTTTAATATGAGAAATTGTAAAAATTCCTCCAATTACTGCACATACAATTACTAATCCTGCTACTACTTTACTTTTTACTGATTTTTTCTTCATTCTTTGTCCTCTTTCTTTTTATTCTCTTTTTCGTTTTCATAATCATCATCTTGACGATTGATATACATTTCAATTTTATGGATTACTAACCAACCAATTGAAAATAAGATAAGTGCGCCAATTGCAAAACCAACAGCACTTAGTAAAAATATCACCCACATATGTTCATCACCACCTTTCTAATATTACATTACCTTGTATCATCTGGGATTATTATTTCAACCATTGCATCTTTCTCTAATTCAGTTTCTTCCATCCACGATACTTTAATACCTCGATTCTTAATCTCAATCTCATTAAACATCTCCTGAGAACAAAATCTTGGATTTAGCTCAATTTCCTTAATTTGCATCATTTCTATTACATTTTCGTCCATTTTTACTCCTATGAAATCAGAGTTTCATTTAGTCATAATCCTCTTCTTCAAACTGAATTCTACCTTCTTCATAATCTTTCGACACTATAACATAATATTCTTCATCTTCTGTATGACAATACATATGTACCATAGTGTTACCAGACCCTATACAATAAGAATACTCTTCTGGATTTTCTCTAAAGTGTTGAATTCCTTTTTGAATACATTCGTTAATACCATCATCTGGAATTTCGACAGCAATAAAATCCTTACTAAATAGCTTGAAATGAGTTGGATAATTTACATTCGAAGCATAAATATCAATAGAATCATCTTCAAATCTTTATGAGATAATAATTTTATTTAGAATAATTTTCCATGCTTATATGGTCTATCTTTATTAAAATTCATTTTTTCAACAATTGCTTTTT